TGCAGATGCCACGCATCAAGTTGCTCCAGAAGATGTCACCTGAGATTGATAAGAAGGATGCTAAGTACATCCAAGATGCTAGTTCGGGGGACATGGCTAACGATGTAACCAAGGAGTTTTGGGATGGCGAGAAAGGCATGACGATTGTGCCAGTATACCAGACTACAAGCTACACTGAGTTTACTCCCAAGGAGCAAGGCGGTGGTTACATTGGTACGGTTAACTCCAGTGACCCTCGGTTAAGTCAGACGGAACGCAATGGATCCGTTGAAACTTTTAGGGACAACGGCAATGAACTCGTTAAATCTGACGACAACTATTGTTTGATTGTTGCAGAGGATGGATCGTATTCCCCTGCTTTGATAGGCATGAAGTCTACTTCATTAAAGGTGAGCCGTAGATGGAAGACACAGATAGCGTTACAATCTGTTAAGCATCCGAAGACAGGCAAACAGGTTAAGCCTGCATTGTTTGCAACCATGTGGAAGCTAGGTTCTGTGGAAGAAAGCAGAGATGGTAACACCTGGAGTATTTATACAATAGAAAAAATTGGTTTAGTTAATAGCCGAGATCTATTACAAGAGGCTAAGACCCTGCGTGAATCTATTGCGTCGGGTCAGGTTAAAGCTACCCCGGAGAATAACTCCTCCCAGGTTTCCGGTAGTGGTTTGTCCAGTGTTGTTGATGATGCGGGCGATATACCATTTTAAGGTAGCTTTAAGGGGGAGCGGGTTGTTTGTTGATTCCTTTCTGACTCGCTCCCTTCTTTTTTAACCGGAGGAAAATAGATGACACTAGCACAGAGAATGCTTGCCGTCTTTGAGGGTTCAAAGGTTGCGCATGGTACGACAACCGTAGGTCGAGTAGGACGCAACGGGAAAGCTGATGCAGACAGCCGTATTATACGAGAACCTTTGACGGAAGAAAAAATACAGGAACATTTAGATGGTAACCAAGGCATCGGTGCCATACCAATTAATGAAGATAACATGTGCAAGTGGGGGGCCTTGGACGTAGATGTGTATGATCTAGATCAAACGACCCTTCAAAAGAATATACAAAAGTTAAAGCTACCGTTGGTGCATTGTCGATCTAAGTCTGGAGGGGCACACCTCTACCTTATACTTAAACAATACGAGCAAGCAGCGGTGGTGCGAGAATATTTATTAGAGATGGCTGTTGCGTTGGGGCACAGTGGGTGCGAGATTTTTCCCAAGCAAGATAAGATCTTATCGGAGCGAGGAGATGTAGGAAACTTTCTTAATCTACCTTACTTTAACGCGGAGTTTCCACAGAGGTTTTGCTACAACAAAGACGTTGAAGCTATGACCCTTGAGGAGTTCGAGAAAGAACTAAGCAGAAAATCTATAAAGGTTTCTCAGTTAGAGAAGTTACGGTTCTCTGGAACAAGGCAATACTTTACGGATGGACCACCATGCCTTGAACATATCTTTGCTGATGGCCCTGTCTCTGACGACAGGAATAAGAAGTTGTTTATGTGCGGTGTATACTCACGGTACAAAACTCCAGATGATTGGGTTGCTCATTTTGAATCTATGAACAGGCAACTGTTTACGGAACCTCTTGATGCTAAAGAAGTTATGACCTTGCAGAAGTCTCTTGAGAAGAAGGAGTACTTCTATACTTGTGAACAGGAACCGTTCAAGAGTTATTGTGATAAAGGATTATGTATGTCCCGTAAGTTTGGGGTCGGGGATCAAGGTCCGGAGATGCCTGTCGTTGGTAGCTTGACTACTTTGTTATCGGAACCTCGGCTATACTTCTTGGATGTTGCAGGCAAACGGGTCCAGCTATCGACAGAACAGCTTCAGAACCAACTACTTTTCCAACGGGCTTGTATGGAACAGATCTCCATCATGCCTCCTACTATGAAGCCTGTGAAATGGCAGGCACTTATGTCGAGGATGTTGACTGAGAGCACCAAGCTCGAGGTGCCAGAGGAACTTACACTAAGCGGTCAGTTTAAAGAATTGCTACGTCAGTATTGCACTAGCCGTATTAAAGCACACCATCCCGAGGAGTTACTTCACGGTAAGCCTTGGACAGAGGATGGCTTAACGATGTTTCAGATCTCTGGTCTAATGGAGTTTCTAAACAATCGCAGATTTACTTACTTCACCAGGGCACAGGTTCAGGAACAGTTGAAGCGAGTAAATAATAACCAAGATTGCCATAGGCATAGGAGCGTTAAGAAGGATGACGGATCAAGAAGCACGGTTCGGGTATGGGCGATACCATCCTTTGAGACAATAGAAGTTGATTTACCTACAGAGGAGACAAGAGATGAAGTCCCATTCTAAACTATTAAGGATCGGAGAAGTGAGCGAGTGGATAAACGTATCCCATTCTTCCATCTATAAGTGGGTGGAACAAGGAAGGTTTCCACCACCGATTAAACTAGGAGATGACGAGACTAAAAGACAGTCGGCTCGTTGGGTTGAGGAAGATATTGAACAATGGATTAAAAACAAAAGGAGTAAAGATGACTGAGTTACAAATGATTAGAGACTCCATACCGGGGCAGTATAAGAAGGTTCAAGAAGCAATGATTGAGTACAAGCGTTGTCAGAACCTCAATATGTTAAAGCGAAAAGAAAAAGATCTCAAGGAACTGTTTCGTTTGGTAGAGGAAGAACTGAAGCTGTCGTGCAAGTTTAATTCTCGTAGGCAGACAGGTGTTATTTCGTGACACGTTTCGCCGTCCCAAGATCTCGGTATGAAGTACGCTTGATACCGAACAAGGCAATAAAAACTGTTCTCAAGAGTCCACGTTTCATCTTAAAGAACTTGTTTGACGAGGTGTCTTTAGACTTAGACAGTGTAAAGAACATTCAGTCAGAAGATTCTTTAGAGAAAAACCTGACTCAAATAGGTACAATTAAAGAGCTTTCAAAGATCCTTACGCCACGGGAAAAAGATGTACTCAATCGTAGGTATTATGAGGATCAAACCCGTGAAGAAATAGGCAAGGTCCACAGTGTAACAAGAGGACAACTTCGTGATATAGAGGTTAATGCATTTCGAAAGTTGCGCAGGCAAGCCTTAAAGTTGGGTTACGGCGGGGAAAGCCATGTCCGGCTCCCAACATGGCAGGAACTGTTTAAAGCGGGTCAAAAAGTCAGAGATTTATGGGAGGATTAAATGATAAACAATAGCCGACTTATTCTTGGACCTCCCGGATGTGGAAAGACCTATACATTGATAGGTCTTGTTAAGGATGCGTTGCAGCGAGGGGTACATCCTTCTCGCATAGGTGTTGTTTCTTTCACGACGAAAGCTATCGGAGAGTTCGTTACAAGATCATGTGCTCAGTTTAACTTAGAACGGAAAGACTTCCCTCACTTTAAAACTCTTCATGCAACGGGCTATCACGGGTTAGGTTTACAGACGACAGATGTTATGGGTAGAGATGACTACAATAAAGCAGGGGATATGCTTGGCGTAGATTTCTATGGAGCAGATTTTATTTCTCCTCATGATGGGGTTATACTTCCTTCGATAGGAGGATCAGGGTCCAAGTATCTTCAGATGATTATGAGAGCGAGTTATCGCCAGGTTTCTTTAGACGAAGAATACAATTACACAGGGGATCGCAATTTATTTTTTGATAAGTTGGTTCACATTGATAGACAACTCACTCGATATAAAGAAGAGAACTTGAAGTTTGATTTCTGTGATATGATTAAGAAGTACCCTGAGTTGGTTGCTCCTCCTAGTTTAGATATGCTTATCGTTGATGAAGCACAGGACTTAACTCCATTACAGTGGAACATGGTTAGTTTCATGGCAGACAACTCAGAGGAGACAATCATTGCAGGAGATGATGACCAAGCTATCCACCGCTGGACGGGCGTAGATGTCCGCAGGCTGATGGAAGTTTCTGATAGGGTAGATGTACTCAAACAATCCTACCGCCTGCCCAACGCTATCTGGAGCCTCGCTACGAGGATATCTAGACGCATACCAGACAGGATGGAGAAGGAGTTCTTTCCACGGGAGGAAGAGGGTAACGTTACTCGGGTGTTTAGTTTGAGAAGTGTGCCTCTGCACAAAGGATCATGGACACTCATGGCAAGAACGAATGGCTATGCCCAAGACATGGCAGACCAGTTACGAGAGTGGGGTTATTACTTCTCTGTTAAAGGTAAGACTTCTATTAGCAGGGAGACTCTTGATGTAATGTCGGTATGGAAAGATCTTCAAGAAGGAAAGGAAGTTGGTATTGGTAGACTGACTAGTTTTTATAAGGGAGTATCTAAGACAGGAGAGGATGCCGTTGTTAAAAGAGGATCTATTAAATTGTTTGATGCCACGGCACCGGATGATCTGCTAACATACGATAAACTTGTTAGTCAGTATGGGTTACTCGCTCCGCTTACAAGGAATGCTGCGAGTATTGCCAGACTGAGTGAAGAAGAAAGGTTGTACATTAGAGCTATTGAACGAAGGGGTGAGTCTATAGAGAACGAGCCTAGAATAAAACTATCAACTATTCACGCTATGAAAGGAGGAGAGGATGACAATGTTGCGGTGTATACAGGATCCACCAAAGCATGTCTGGAAGGTAAACACCCAGAAGATGAGCATAGAATTTTTTATGTTGCCGTAACTCGAGCAAAACAAAATCTATATATAATAGAGTCAGATAAAAAATACAGGTATATAATATGAAACGAGATGAAATATTACAAGAGGCAGAGAACCTTATTAATGGAGACAGAGCAAGGGATTATGGAGATGCAGAAGATAATTTTGAAAGAATAGCAACAGGGTGGAACGTTATCATAGAGGGAGCCCTCAACAACCCAGGATACTTAACTCCAAAACATGTTGCGTTAATGATGGATTGGGTAAAGACAGCTAGGCTAATAGAGACAATAGATCATGACGATTCTTGGGTGGACAAGGCTGGGTATAGTGCTTTGGGTGGGGAGTTTAAGTGATGCAAAAAGAAATGTTTGAAAAAGATAAGATCATTGCCGACCAGATGAACCAAGGAAAGGAATTGTTTTGGAATAAACCAACCAGCTATCCAGACCTTACTCAACATAAACAAGTAGCCATCGACCTCGAGACTTCGGATCCTAACATCAAGTCGGGCCCCGGTTGGGCAAGGAACGATGGGTTTATCGTTGGCATAGCTGTGGCAACTTCGGATGAGTCTTGGTACTTTCCTATCCGACATGAGAGTGGAGAGAACCTAGATCCAAAGATCACGATGAAGTGGCTCAAGAAACAGATGGCTACTCCAGGTATGGATAAGATCATGCACAACGCTACCTATGATGCAGGATGGTTGAGGGCAGAAGGGGTCGAGGTTCAAGGAAGAATAATCGATACCATGATAACCGGGGCAATCGTTGACGAGAACCGTTTTTCATACAGCCTTAATAACTTGGGTCGTGATTACTTAGGAGAAACAAAGAACGAGAAGCTCCTGCGTGTAGCAGCTGCGGAGTGGGGCATTGATCCCAAGGCTGAGATGTACAAACTTCCAGCCGAATACGTTGGTGCGTATGCCGAACAGGATGCCGTTCTTACCATGAAACTATGGAAGGCGTTAAGTGCGGAGGTCGAGAAGAAAGATCTCTGGAACATATGGAACCTGGAGACAAGCCTTATACCTATGATGATTGACATGCGTATGAAAGGTGTGCGTGTGGATCTAGACAGTGCGGAGAAAGCAAAGGTTGTTCTCAAAAAGAAAACCAAAGACTTGAGAGATTGGATTAAATCTAAGACAGGAGTTGCTATTGAACCTTGGGCAAGCTCCTCGGTGCAACATGTCTTTGAGTCCTTGAACTTAGCATACCCTAAGACAGAAGCTGGTGCCCCTTCATTTACAAAGCAGTTCTTATCTGCTCATCCACATGAGGTGTGCCAATCTATTGTTAAACTTAGAGAGTTCGACAAGGCTAACTCAACGTTTATAGATACAATCTTAAAGCATGAGCACAAGGGTAGGATCCATGCCGAGTTTCATCAGTTAAGAAGTGACGATGGCGGTACGGTTACTGGTCGGTTCTCTTCCTCTAATCCCAACCTCCAACAAATTCCCGCCAGAGATCCTGATATCAAGAAGATGATACGAGGGTTGTTCATACCAGAGGAAGGAACAAACTGGGGATCCTTTGATTACTCAAGCCAAGAACCCAGGTTACTGGTTCACTTTGCAGCAAGCGTTGGTAAGTTTAAACATGCTATGGTTGATAACATTGTGGAGGAGTACAACAATGGAGACGTTGATCTACATCAGATGGTTGCAGACTTTGCAGGCATTACCCGGAAGGAAGCCAAGGTTGTTAACTTAGGTATTATGTATGGCATGGGCAAGGGTAAGTTAGCAAATCAGTTGGGTGTGTCTGATGCGGAAGCAGCAGAAGTTCTTGCTACTCACAAAGAAAAGGTTCCGTTTGTCAAAGACCTTGCGGAACTAGCAAGCAAACAAGCAGCAGAGTTCGGTCTTATCCGCACGTTGCTAGGGCGACGATGTCACTTTCATTTATACGAGCCCACTACTTTTGGGTACAAGAAACCCCTTCCTCTTGAAAAGGCGAGGGAAAAATACGGCATGAGTTTAAGAAGAGCATTTACTTACAAGGCTTTGAATAAACTTATTCAAGGATCCGCAGCGGATCAAACAAAGAAAGCTATGGCAGACTGTTACAACGAGGGACTTTTGCCTATGTTAACCGTTCATGATGAGTTATGTTTTTCTGTAGAGGGAGACGATCAAGCACGACGCATCAAGGACATAATGGAAAATGGGTTGTCGGATGTCTTGAAAGTCCCCTCAAAAGTAGACCAAGATATTCCTGCCCTTCAAGGTAAACCAAATAATTGGGGAGAAGTAGAATGAAACATTTTA